GATCCATAGCAATATCTGACATTGAGTCTTGTTCCGTGTGTGGGTCATCAATAATCAATAAGTCCGCACCACGACCCGTGATGGACGCACCGACGCCAGCTGCATAGTATTCGCCGCCATGATTAGTTTCCCAACGACCTTTGGCTTTGGAGTCCTCACGAAGTTTTACATTACCAAAAATTTGTTTGTACTCTGGTGAATCAATAATATTACGAACCTTAGAACCAAACCTTACTGCTAGTTCTGTGTTGTGTGACACCTGCATTATTTTCATTTTAGGATACTTGCCAATGATCCACGCAGGAAAATATACAGATGCAAATTCAGATTTAGTATGTCTAGGGGGCATATTGATAATGAGCCTCCCTTTTTTATCTGCAGCAATGTTCGTAAACTCGTGAGCAATAATCTGATGATGACCCCACTTACTCCTATCTTTTTCTTTACGACATATAAAATCTGGCCAGACTTCCTGAACAAAATACAAAAAGTGATCCTGACATAACTTGATGTGTTTAATCCAGAGCCTCTCTACTTCGAGCCTCAGTTTTTCTGTTGTCATTAAATCAGACTTCAAGAACCTTCTCCCATCGTAACCGTAATTCTAACTGAACATCTTGATGTTCTCTTTTATCTCTTGTTCGCCATCCCTTTTGATGTTTAGGTACAGCAGGTGTGTCTGCAGCTTTTTTAAAATTTACTGCCCTTAAACTGGCCCCACCTTCACTCGCTAGTGTGTATGTGATTATTTTTTTACCACCCATACTTTGCCACACTTTCATTGCCTTTGCATATAAAAAACTACAGGTACCTTTTGGAGCCTCATCTAAAACACAGTTTCTATTAATCTCCAATGTAAGGTCTGTATCCAATCGTCTTGATACTGGTCTGCCAACAATCACGACACCAACTAAACGATCCTCGTACATCGCACCAAGGCAAAACTTACAACCCACACATCTTTTGTTATGTCTGTGGTGTTCAGTTACAAAAGCATTTGCTTCTTTAAGAGTAAGTGGCACGACTTTTAACAATTTACTCATTTGGACATTATAGATAAACTAAAATAAATTTCAAATGTTTACATATATCTAACTTAGCCTATAGGTGTACAGGCTAGCAAGCGCCTGCCTGCAGGTGGTCAGAAAATCGCTAGTTGGTATGATATGTAAATGAGAAATGAGCCTTGGAAATATGGGGAACTATGATAGTTCCCCATAAAATGATTATGATTATTATAAGTTGTTTAAGTCCTTAATGCGAGTAAGCCATTCGTTTAAATGCTCTGCTAAATGTATGTCGTGTCTATCAATCATTCTAATAGTATCGTTAGCAATTGCAGCAAGCATTTCATCTTTTACTTTTTGCTCTGCTTTAGTTTTACTTACTTCACAAGCTTTTTTGTAAAAGTTGTTAATGACTTTGTTGTGCTCAAGCACTTCATGACATTTATAAATAAAGTCAAATAGTGAACCATGAAAATGGTTCACCTGGTATCTTAAATGTTCATCTAATTGTAGCATAAGCTTCCTTTCGTTAATAAGATACTTAATTGTTATCTTATATATATAAGATAATATAAGATTTAATATAAGTCAATAGTTTTTTTTATTTTTTTTTTGCAGTTGCTGCAACCTGGTTTTCAGCTTGAAAATTTTTTTATTTTTTTTTTAATTATTTTTGTTGACATATATCTTATTATATCCCATAATATAATAGAGTTATTAATATTATCATTTAACGAAAGGAAAAATAAAATGGCTCAAAGTAAAATAAAAACTTTAAGAAACTTATCAGTTGACCAAGTTCATTCAATTGAATTTATTTCTGGAAGGGACTTAAAGAAAACTGTCATGGCAGATGATAAAGCTATGACTGAAAGGCAACATTCCATTTTAGATAAACATAATGGCACTGTTATTGTTAAGACTAAAACTGCAACTCACCAAATTACTAGAAGTGATGAAGTAAGAGATGTAATTGATGTCAAAAAACTTAGAGAACTTGACGAAACTCTTTACCAAAAATGTGTAAGAAAAGTTGAGTATAGAAAAATAAGTATTAAAACAATCAAACAATAGAAAGGATAGGGAAGAGCTAATAACTCTTCCCTTTTTTTATTATGAAAAAAGATACCTTTATGGAATTAAATCTGCAAGAAATGAATGATTTATTATACATTCTTTGCATGTATCACGAAGAAGAAAAACGACATTGGGAAGAAGAAAATAAACCAAAAAATCATGTTTACCATTCTTTTAGAAGATTAAAAAAATTATTTCCTATGGATAGAAAAGTTAATATAATAATCAAATAACAATAAGTTCCTTCCTTGCCCAGGGACAGCTCGCAAGCTGTTCCTGGGCTTTTTAATACAATAAACATTTATATATTTACTTGAAGCTGGATCCTAGGTTCTAGTGATATGATTATATGATTATATGATTATATGATTATATGATTATATGATTGTAGATATGGTCTGGCGCTATGATTGCGCCAGATATGATTGTAAATATGATTGTATGATTATTGCAACAATTGTTCTCTAATTTCGTCTTCGCATTCCTGGGCTATTTCATCGCCGCCAACGTATCCTTCGACAACGTCACGCATTACAGTAATAGCTTCTTCAACTGCTCTTTTATATTCATCTTTTAAATGTACATCATATTGATTATAATTTTTATATTCGCTTAATTTTCTTCCCATTTTATTTTATCCTTTTGTTTATGGTTATTTTATATATTCTATAATTTGATTAATATTATTATGTTTATAACAAATTAAACATTCTTTACATTTTGAAAAACAATTAATCTTTTTTTCATTGTATTCTTTTGTAACATTGTTAAAAGTTTTATCAAAATATTTAGGCAATGTTTCAATTGGTTTATTTAATTGACTATTAGAAAATATTAAAATCAAGTTCTTAGGTTTATTCATCGTTTTAAAAACTTTATTAATAATATCTTTTCTTTTTGTCCATAGAGTAAAAGTACAATGGGGATTTTTATTTGTGATATTAATTAAGTTAATTAAATGAATATCATTTATTAATTCGCCATGACTTGAGAATCTAAAAAATGCATCCAATATAGTAGGCAATAATTCAGTTTGAATAGTAACTTTACTTAATAAATTACTGTTATGTTGCCACGAGGGAACACAATTTTTTCGCATTGTTCTAAGCATTTTTTCAGAATAACAAAAACTACAAATTGAATTTTTGTTTTTAACTTGTTTCATACAAAATTCATTTGTTAAAGTATTTGTATTAATCGATCTAATATCTTGAAGTTTTCCAGAACCTTTTGAGATATTGATTCCTGTATAATTTAACATCTTTTGTCCTTTCATTAATGTTATATTATTATTATAAGATGTAATGGGATAATTGCAAAGCTTTTTTTTATTTTTTTAATAATTTTTCAAGCTGTTCGAACAGCTCGCCCAGGGTCTTGGATTCCAGAACCAGGCGAAACATTCCTGGATTATTGTTTTTTGGATCTGTTTTTTTTATTCGTGGTTCACGAAGCTTCGTATCAATATGATTAGATATGATTGTATGATTAGATATGATATGATTGCAAGTATGATTGGGGATATGATTGGGAATATGATTGGATATGATATGATTTCGTGAATCAAGACCCACGATTCTGAAAAGTTTGAACCCTCTCTGCTTGGTACTTGGTAGCAAGATAAAAACTTGACCACCACATTTCTGATGTTTGATATGCCAATTAATCTGATAGTTTGAAAGTCCTAAATTCTTGCTTTCCTTTGATTTTAATTCTAACCAAAATTCGCAACCATTTATTAAACAATTTAAATCTGGAATTCCACGAATCGTGGCACTCTCAATTCTAGTAAAGTGCCACAATTTCTGTGTTTTTTGAAGTATGTTGATTTTTTGCCACAGTTGAAATTCATTCATCTCCAAACCAAAAACCTAGCAAGAAAATTAATAGCAAGATTATAACAATTTTAATTAACAATTTTTTGCTTTCTTTTCCAATATCGTTGACTTTCAATATCCTCAACTCTATTCCATATTTCAAAAAATCTTCTCAACCAATAAGATTGATAGACAAATTTAACTTGACCACTTAAAAGCATTTCATCTGCACTCAAGATTTCGTCAAATTTTTCTTTTTTGCACCAAGCAATATATATTTTATTCAGTAAATTAATGGTCATTTACAAACTCCAAAACTTTAAAAAAATTGTCAGTTTCTAAAAGTGTTTCACCATAACCATACCTATCAGAATCAATGATAACAAATCTTTTTCCACCTTGAATTTCTCTTTCAGTAGGATTTTCATTATCAATAAATATTTGATGCCCTTTAAATTCAAAACTTGGGCAAGTGTCATTACCATAAGAAACATTTTCCCAATTTTTAGGGATAAGGTTTTTAATATCAAATAAACATCTATCAAAAAAAGGTAAATCATAATATGTATGTTTATCATATTCATTAATAAGTTTAACTACATCATCAAGAGAATCAGTTTCTAATAAAACAGTATCTTTAGAAGTATTTGTAACAGTAATTGCTTTTGCTTTAGGCTCACTAATACTAGCAAACTGATTAAAAGTCACAAGCATATCTTTTGCTTTTGATACAACAAATTCCATTACTCACCACCTTTCTCGTTACAATAATCACGAATCATATCCTCTATTTCATCATAAGTATGAAAAATGGGATATCCAATTTTATCTTGTATTGAAGTGACCATTTCTTGCATTGTTGGTTGAAAATCTTCATCACCAAAGTCAATATCTTGTATAGCTTCACAGATATCTCTGCACTCTTGCTCATAATAGTATTCTTTAGTTTTGCTCATTATATAATTCCTTTCAATTAATGAGTTAATATAAAGTCTTTTAATTATAATACGAAAAAAAATAACAATTGTCAAATTAATTTGTTGACATATCCATATATTTATATATTAATAAGATATTACTAATCGTTAACTGAAAGGATAAATTATGGGCGATAGAGTATCAATAAGCTTTATGAATGAAATTGATTTCATTAATGGTAAAGCAAAAGAGGAAAGTGTACCTCTTTTTAATCATTGGGGAGGTAAAGATTTTCCTCAATATGCACTCAATTGGGTTAAAAAACTCAAAAGAGAAGTAAACGAAAAAAAAGAAGATAATATATCAACTCCATACACAAGGTTAGAACCTCAAAGAGTTATGGTTTTGTTTATTGCAGATTTGCAAAAAGATAAACAATTTGCAGATTATACTAATAAAGAGAGAATTACTCATTCAATTTACTTAGGTAAAGATAAAAATGATGGAGATAATTCTGACAATGGTCACTTTGTGATAGATATTAATTGCGAAAAGATATGGAGTTAAAATGAAAGACAATTCTTATGAAAAATTTGCTAATAAATATTTTGGACAATTGAAAGGATTTACAATTACTAACTTTAGATTAGAAACAGAAGGTAAAGATAGTGATATGATATTTCCAACATTTATTATGAAAAAAGGTGCAATTAAAATAAAAGTTTCTGTTAGTCAAGATGAGGAGGGAAATGGAGGAGGTTTTCTTTTTATAGAAGATGCATAATAATATAAACAATATCCCACCCTTCATTGGGTGGGAGAAAGGATAAAACATAATGATTAAAAAAGACGAAAAACAAATTAATTGGGTTATGGATGAAGTGAGTAAAATAATAAATCAAGCCCACAAAAAAAAATATGATTGTGTAAATGTGTGGCAAGGTCTTAACCAAACTGCAATTGAATATGGTTTTGATTGTGCCCCTACTAACACAAATGCAACTATGTTTACTTTAATGAATTTAGTAGACAAACTTAAATCAGTAGAAATAGAAAGGTTGAAAAATGACTAAAGAACTTAAACAGTATAAAACTATAAGTCCAATTTTATCTGCATTTAAAGATGGGGTTGCAGATGCCTTAAATGTAGGTCAAAGAAATTTAAGAGCAAATGATTATGAGCCTAATTGGTATCATTGGTACAATCAAGGTTATGACTTTGGAATAACTTTATATTCACAAAAAAATGAGGAGCAAATATGACTAAAAAATTAAAAACATTTATTGTAACTACAAGAGCAGTTGCAAAATGGCAATTTGAGGTTGAAGCTCATGATCAATCAGAAGTAGAAGAAAAATGGTTTGATGGTGACTACAAAGAATTAAATAAAGGTTTACCAATTGACATCATTGATGAACAAGTTGAAGAATTCCAAGAAAAAAATTCTTAAATTTTGGATCTAAAAAAATCAAGCTGATGGAAATTGTTTTAATTTATATGATTTTGGGTATGATTGTCTATTTTTGGGGACATAGAAAATAATATGATTGCATATGATTAGGTGATTTCTTTGATATGATTAGGTGTAACATCTATGATTGCAGAGGAATCATCAATCTTTTTTTCTAATTGTTGTAATCTCTCCTCAAGTTGTTCTCTACTCATGCCCTCTAAAGTGTTATGAGTAATTTCTTTTTTATCAACAAACATACCTGCCATCTGTCCTGCTCGAAACTCTGCATTGATTGCACCTGTGTATTGACCTTTCATCTCTGCACCATTTCTCAATCGTTCAAATGTTTTGAATCTAGCTAATTTATCTTTTTCATACTTTTCTGTTTCTTTTTGTAGTTTTTTTTCTAAGTATCTACAAACATGAGGATTTAAATCGGGGTTCAACAAACGACTTGCTTGTTCATATGGTTTTCCACGAGTTGAAGTGTATCCAGCTTTTTCTGCTGCATCTGCTTTTTTCATCTGACCCCAATTTGCCACAAGTATGTCAACAAAGTTTCTTTGTTGTGCAGTTAGCTCAACAGATGTTTTCAATTGATTGGACTTTTTACCCATAATTTTCTATATACCCTTTCCTTACAATAAAAAAAAAAAAATTAAAATGCAAGGTCTTGTCCATAAGAAATTTGTTATTTTCCTACTTTTTGGGAATTTTTCCTAAAATTTTCCTAAAACTTTTTGCTATTTTTCCTAGTTTTCTGCTTATTTTCCTACTTTTCCCAAAATTTAGTGCTATTTTACCTTTTTATTTTAAAAAAAAGTTGTAAGGAACGACATTATAGGAAAATGATTGCAAGTATGATTGCAATATGATATATAATAAATACCTTTCGTTAATGAGGATAGCACATAGATTTATATGATTTATGTGCTATTTTTTTATAATGTACCTTTTCTTGGAGTTCATTTGTGCAATAACTGCGGTTATTTCTATTTACATTTATGGTAACCAATCTTGGTATGCACCCTTATTTGGTCTATTTTCACAAATATTCTGGGTCACGTGGACCGTGGTTGGTGGTCATTTTCCCATGCTTATCTTGAGTTGCGCCATGATTATGACTCATTGTAGAAATTTCACGACTATGGGAACTAAGAAAAAGCTGAAACAAATATGGTGGAAATAACCATATCAGGAATGTTTTTAACATATTTTCTGAAAGCATCTACTTCTTTTCTTTTTACTTTTCTGACAATTTTATTTTCTTCAGAAATCATTCTTTTATAAATTTTATCGTATTCTTTCCAGGCTATTTGACGTTTGGTGA